CATCACCCCGAGACAAGAGCACGAACGCACGAAGCGCACGACGAACCGGTCGGAGACGGGTCTTCGCACCGATGGGTTAGAGGTGTCCGCGCCGAAGCGTTTCACGTCGGCGATGACCATCGCGCAAGAGCCCACGAGAAACAAGAGCGACCTGTCGGATGCGCAGTTCCAATTCAACGACCGCGCGCAGCCAGGGATTCACAGCTTCCATGGGGCGTACGTCAATTCCGTCGCGGTCAAGGCGGCGCAGGGTCGGGACAACAAGACCCTCATGGAGTACGGGTTCAGGCCCGAAGATAAGCGTGGTCAGGCCAACCGCGCGGGCAACCCAGGTCGCATGAACGTCAGAGAGAGTGCCTTGAAACAAGGGGGGAAGTTGACGAGCGTGCGTTCGGACACGACGCGCATGGACGGCCGCGTGAACCCAATCTCTGGTGGATGGATGCAGCAGTACAAGGATGCGGATTACCACAAGCTCAACTCGTACAAGGGTCAGGCGAACCCGTACGCGACGGACGAGAGCTTGAACGCGACGAAACGCCAGTTGGCCAACAACCCGTTCGCGCAAAGCTTTTGCTAAATCTTTGACGATGGATGAAAAAAACACTCATTAAAATTATATGCCTTAATTTTAATGAAGGTCTACACCTTGGATGTTGACAGTAGTCAGAGAGACCCCGCGGTCCACGCCTACGCCAACAGCTACGTCATCGCGTTGGAAAATCCCGTGTACGACGTCGAACGCATTGAACTCGTGTCGGCGCGCGTGCCGGTGTCTCGATATCTCATAGACGACACCAACAAAACCTTCACCGTCGATGGCGTGGACGTGTCCCTGCCCGTGCGAACGTACGCCAACGCCGTGGTTTTGGCTGATGTTTTACAGAGCGCGTTGGCGCCGCCGACGTCGAACGTCGACGTCGTGAATTACGTCGAACTCACAGACACCCTGTACTTTGCGAACGTCGAGGGCACGAGTCATTTCACGTTCGAATTCGGCACTGGTACGAATGGATTCGAAAGCAACGTGACGAACCTCACGACCCCCCATGACGTGTTGGGATTCACGGCGACGGACGTGGGGTCCAACGTGCAGTGCGAACTGTCGTCGGGTTCGGTCGACCTCTCGGGACCGACGGCGTTGTACGTGCGTCTCTCGACGGGTTCCGATGAGTTCACGAAACACGTGTACTCTGGCACGCCGTTTTACACGGGGAAGATGCACGTCCAAGGTCGCGATGCGGAGTACATCGACTTCACGAGCGCGGACGACCCCATCGTGCACGAGTTCTACTCGGGTCCACAAAAAGTCATGGACACGTTGCGCGTGGATTTCTTCTACATGTCCCAAGGGCGCCTGGTGCCGTACGATTTTAGAAACAGGGACCACTCTCTTAAATTTAAAATAACGTGTTCCACGGACAGGTTGGAACACCTCCCACGGGTGAGGTTCTCCCATGACGACGCGAAGGAGGAGACGGTGGAGGTGCAATCACACATAGACGTCGAGGAATTCGACGTCTATAAATGGGTTCCCATTGGGTTCATTATATTAGTAGGCATTCTGCTCATGTTGTTTATCGGCCGACAACCGCGTACACCGGCATCGGCGGGCGCTCAATCTTCGGTCTGATGGACGTGATGATGACGAACACCAAGATGCTCAACAAGGTGGTGGCCAATGCCGTCAAGGTCAACGGCAAGACACCGTTCTTATTGCCCTTGATGAATTGACCGATGACGGAGCGGGAGACATCCATCCACGCGAGGGCCGCGGCGAAGAAAAAGCCACTGGTGAGTGCGTTGAGAGACTGCGATTCGAGTTGCTTGGACACCATTTCCATGCTCTCGGCCACGCGTTCAGTGATGCCGGCTGTGGGGGGTTGCACGACAGCAGCAGGCGCCTTGGCCACTGCCGGCTTCGGTTGTTCAACCATCATCTTTTCGTCGTTCGCGATGATATCAGCCATCGTGTGAGTGTGTTTGTTAATATGTGTGTAGAAAAAAAAATTATTCAGGTAAGAGTTCTTCTTCGTGGATGATTTTTTTATATTTTACAACGCTTCCCTCCATTCCCCTGGGGGCGGATAGGATTTCCTCATCCTCCTCCTCTTCATCGTCAGAGGACGTCGATGGCGAGGATGAATCGTCATCTAAGATTGGTTTGAAAGTGTCACTAGAATCCCATCCCTCCACTTCCACCATCTATAGCATTTTTTAACATTATTTCCACGGGAATTATCGGCTCCCACGTCGCCCATGCGTCGTACGCGGCGTTGACACCCTGGAGAATGGGGTCTTCGCCGTCATACCTCGTGAATTCGTGTTCGCAATCGTCGACGACCTCGATGTCGTCCTCGTCCTCGCCCGAGTCGTCGTCTTCGAGTTGCAAAACACTCCCCACATCCTGACCCACGGTGTTCATGGCACAGTATTTGGCAGCGTATTCCACGTCTTGTGCGAGGACTGTCTTACGCCCACACGCGTTGCAATACTTGCACGCGAGGAGTAAACTCTTTTCCAAGACGGGGGTGATGATGTTCACGAGGGCTTCGGCCTGTCGCATTTCGTAGCCCCCCGAAGATTCTCCGAAACCAGTCTTCATTAATACTGTACGTTGAAAATTACTCGGGCGTTTCCCCCACCCACGCGAAGGACGTTGTACGACCTGGCGTACACGCGAAGCTGTCTATTCTGGAGCGTATTCCTGTTCAAGGTGAGCTCGAGATTCTGGTCTTTGATGACGGTGAAGTTAACCTGACCCGTGGGTTGCGCCTTTTCGGGTTCGAGGGCAAAGCTGTAGCTGTAAAACCTTCGAATCAGTTGAGTCTTCGCGTGATGTATCGCCGCTTGCACAGCCTTGAGGAACAACACTCCACCAGTCTTGGCCGTGAGGACTTCGGCCCCGTCGAGCGCCAGTGTCAAATGTCTGAGCTGTTCGTACTGCACCAACTTCCCGTCGGGGTCGGTCTGTCGATAGTTGTCGTAGTCGAACACACGGGCACCCTCGCTTTGAATGACGAAATACAACTCTTTCACGAGATTCGTAAAGGCGAGTTTACACTTGAATACGTCCTGTCCCTTGGGCACTAAAAAACTGTTGAGTTGATTTTGGGTGATGATGTAGTCTTTGGGGGTGTTTTTGAACTTTATTTTTTCAATGGGGTCCAAAAACACCATTTCGCATTGCATGACGAACGAGGACACACTGTGTGTCTGTGATACCACTGGAAGACTCCCATCGGTGACGTCGACGACGAGGTCGGCCACGTCGCGCAGTGTCACTTCCACCTCCACCTCCTGTTGGTCGCACACGGCGCACAGGGGGAACGCCAGTGAGGGTTCTCGGTGGAAATAAAACGGCACGTCGACGTAAAAGTCCACCGCGTTCGTGGACGTCCCCAAGTAGGCCAGAACTGCGGTGCTGTTCGAACGCACACCCGCCGAACGCACGGGGTATTTGCCCGTGAGTTGGAACAGTGCGTTCTGTTTCGTCTGCGTGTAGTAATGTTCGCCGTAGATTTCTAACCAATCCGAAGACACTCGCTGGACCACCTGTCCTCCGACGAGAAAGTCCACGCGCTCGATGAGGGCGTGGCCCACGGACTCGATGTAGCCCACGTTGGTTTCATTGAGGCCTGGGAGTGTGAACTTGAAACTGACCGTGCGTATGAGGTCCCCGGCGTTGTTCGGCACGCTGAACCGCACGGTGCGCCCGAAATCCACGTCCTGGTCCGCCTCGACGTCCACGAACTCCGTGCTGAAGTTGGAGTGTTTCCTAAAATTTTCTTTAAAGTGGGTGTACTCTGGATTCAATGTGAAAAACTGGTCCTGAGGCCCTGTGGTGGCCAATTGAATTCGTCCAGCCATTCCTACTAATATGAGTAGATTAAAACCTTAGACCAGCTAACCCGTGTTCGATGCACAGCACGTTGTAGTTTTCGGCGTACACGCGTACCGCGTTCTTGCCGGACACGTACAGAGGGGCAATCTCCACCGTGAGGAGTTTGTGAATGATGCGCGACATGTTGACCTGTCCTGTGGGGTAGGAGCGCTCTGGGTACATCGACCACGAGTACATGCCGAACGGCGAACGCACGACGTAATCTTCCAGGGTTCCAGTGGCCCTGTTGAAAAACTTCGTCGTCGTGTCTTGCGCCACCGGGGAGTTGACGTGTCCTTTGAGTGGTTGTTCGTATTGTAAAAACTTCGTGCCTTGATTGAAGACGACTTTATCGTTGAACCGCAACTCGACGTTGACGAGGTTGTTAAAGTTTGTCGGAATGTTTTGTGCCACGGCGTTTTCGTTTTGCGACACAAAGTACATCGTCTTGACGGGGTGTTTAAAGTTGAGCATGACGGATTTTTTGGTTTCCCCATCCTTGATGTCGAACTGCGAGAGTTGGAGCTGCGTGATGACGTACTCCACTGGACGGGTCTGGAAGAAGCGTCGTTCATCTTGCGTCATGAACACGAAATCGGTGTCTAAGGACAGGTTGACGATGTTCGCCGTCGTGCCTTCCGGTGCGCCGAGGAACACCATCTGCGACAACGGGCGAAACTTGACTCGGACCTCGACCTCCTGTTTCGTGAGCGCACACACGGGAATCGCCAACGCCGGGTTCCTGTAATAATAAAACGGCAAGTCCAGGAAATAGGTGTTGTTTCCTTGGTACCGCAGGAAATCGCCGTGTCCCGTGAGAAAGTACACGCCTTGTTTCACGTCGTCGTCGTTGTTGTACAACTGCTGACGCATGTATATGTACTCCCCAGTGATGCGTTGGATGGTTTGTCCACCGATGATCAGGTCGGCCCACTCCACCAGATGCGTGCACACGGAGGGTGGGTAGTACACGTCGTTCCCAGCCAATCCATCGGGTTGTGGGTCGCTCAGCGTAATCTTCAGCGTCATGTTTCGTATGATGTCGCCTTTGTTTCGAGGAATTCGACAGGACACTTCCTCGCCAAAGTCCACTTTCCCATCGAACGGCGTCTCCACGCGTTCTTGAGCAAACTTTGTGTGTCTCTTGAAATTCATCAGGAAATGCGAAAACGTGGGTTGGCCTGTGCACCACGTGTCGGCCAGACCCGTTGCTGCGAGCTTCAGTGACATCTCTGATATAAGTGAGTAAAATTTTGAGAAACAAAAAAAGTGCACTGTAGTAGATATGAATCTTCAGTTGCGGAAGTTCAAACCCGAAACGATGGGGGACGACAAGGTGTGCGTCTTCATCGGAAAGAGAGGCACGGGTAAATCCACTCTCGTGGCGGACATCTTGTACTACAAGAAACATCTCCCAGCGGGTATCGTTCTCTCTGGCACCGAAGAGGGTAATCACTACTACAGCAAACACGTGCCAGACCTGTTCATTTACGGCGACTACGACAAAGAAGCCATCGAAAGGGCTATCGAGCGTCAACGTAAGCTCGTGAGTGCGGGAAAACAAAATTGTGGATGTTTCCTCCTCTTGGACGATTGCATGTACGACAACAAGTTTCTGAAGGACACGTGCATTCGACAATGTTTCATGAATGGA